CATAGATGTTCCCACGATGAAACGGCGTAAGCGAATTATTGATTTGCCGAATGTCCGGCAGAGCAATTGGGAACCTTTAGGGGGTAGGGGTATCCGTGGTGTAGAGACATTGGCCGGTGGAGGGCTGGTCGCGTCTAAGCGCTTCTATACAACTGGCAAGCGTCGCGAGTATGCCGCTAGTGGAGTAGCCATGAAGGATGGTTCTTACCCGATTCGTGATGTCGGTGATTTGCGAAATGCTATACAAGCGTTCGGTAGAGCAAAAAATAAACCCGCTGCGAAAAAGCATATTAAGAAACGTGCTAGAGCGTTGAAGCGGACCGATCTGCTTCCCGACACTTGGAAAGATTCTTAAACAACTACCTATAGCAGTTGCAACGATCTTACAATAACGTAATCTAAACTAACTACTGTTCAATTCGGTTGTGGTGCTTACCTAAGCCGACTGAGATCAAAACCATTCAACTATGTCGAACAGGAGTTACGACTATGGCATTTGACGAGAGTCGGCTGACAGAACTTCAGGGCGCTTTGCGTGAGAAGATGACAGCCAATAACGATATCGCGGATTCCTTCCGCTCGGAAGATGGTACAATTATCATCGATTCCGCGCGTAAGTCTGCGTTTGATACCAACATGAGTGAGATCAAAGAGATTAAATCTTTGATTGATTCCATGGAAGATATGCAGCGGGTTTCGGATTGGGGCACAGAGGCTCCGTCGGAATCGCTTGCTGCGGTTGCTAACGCTGATCAGGCGGGTGTGTTGGCTCAGGTCACCATCCCGACTGGTGTGAAGAGCCTAGGCGAAGCATTTGTGGACTCTGATGAGTTCAAGTCAATGATGCAGCGTGGCTCAGGCACGATGGACAGTCCTTACAACGTCAAGAACCTTTACGAAGGTGGCGACTTTGGTCAGAAGGACATGTATTCGGCGCTTCCGACCGGCACGCCCGGTTCGTTTGGCACGATTACCCGTGATCCAATCGTAACTCAGCAGCACCGTCGCACCCGAGTTCGGGATCTTTTCCCGACCCGGCGCACTAATTCAGCGGTTATTGAGTATTTCCGTATGAGCGGATTTACGAACGCAGCAAGCACCGTTCCTGAGCGTGTTTCTTCGGCCTTCGGCTCTAAGCCGCAGACGACGATGACGTTCGTGGGCGAGCAGGCTCCGGTTCGGACCATCGCTCACTGGGAAGCAGCCCACCGCAACGTTCTTGCTGATGAGCCGCAGTTGCGGTCGATCATCGACAATGAACTCCTTTATGGCCTTCGGCTCCATGAGGATCATCAGATCCTTTCAGGTGCCGGTACCAGCGAAGACCTTACGGGTATTCTGAACACCTCCGGTATTCAGACCTACTCATGGTCCGCAGGTGCGACCCTTCCGGTCAAGGACACCAAGGCTGATGCAATTCGGCGTGCAGCGACCCTGTCGTTCCTCGCTTACTACGAGCCGTCGGGCGTGATCCTCAACCCGAACGACTGGGAAGACATCGAACTGACCAAAGATTCAAATGGTCAGTACCTGATGGCTGTCTCCATCGTTCAGGGTGCAGAGGCCCGTGTTTGGCGGATCCCGGTCGTGGACACCCCCGCAATCGCTTCGGGCACAGCCCTTATCGGTTCGTTCGGTCAGGGTGCCCAGTTGTACGACCGTGAGGAGGCCACAATCCGTGTCTCCGAGCAGCACAGCGACTTCTTCGTGCGTAACGCCATTGTGGTGTTGGCCGAGCAGCGCCTCGCCCTTGCGGTGAAGCGTCCTGAGTCGTTCGTCAAAGTCACCTTCGACGCTGCGCCTTCCTAATCTGTAAAGGTGTAGCCATATAGGCTGCCTAATTACAACACATAGGACATGAGAAACCCCCCGGAGCAATCCGGGGGGTTTTCTCGTTACTAGATCGAAACTTCGATATGGGAATGTCCGTCGTCTAGGAAGGAAAGATGGGCCAGATTGGCTTTCCGAATGATTTCGTCATACCACTTAGACCACATGGGTCGGGTGACGATAAAGGCGTCGTTTAGATATGGGTCATATCTGACCGACAGGCCGTACTGGACAGGAGTGTCGGTGATTGTTCCACGGACAAAGGCATGAACGTTTTTGCGTTGTTGCTCTAGGACGCGATCCCTGCCAGCGGGCTGAACGATAAATGAAACATCTCGCAGCGTGATCGACTGGACATGATCTATGACATGGCCTTTGTCTTCGCCGCTCAGGGCACGCACGCTGTAACAGCCTTTGTGTAAGTTTCGATAAACCTCTACACGGAGGTATCTAGATATGTGTTCCATAGGGAGCGATGTACTAGACATTCCATGCACACGGAAGCGATGTTGAATTCGTCATGAAAAGTGAAAATGCTACGGCTGGCCAAATAGACATCTCCACAATTGTAGCAGTGCCCGCAGATTCCTTCTTCGCATATCCATGCACCATTATCAATGGCGGCGTGGAGAGCAGCGGTTACTTCATCAAGAGAGAGTGTGTGAAGTGGTTCCATGAAGGAATACTATCTTATTGGACACATGCCCCCTGCACAATCGTCATCAAGCAATTCACTAATTCCTGATCCCACCAGAACATTCTTGTTATTGATTCGTGAGAGCATTTCTTCGTACCGCTGTAGAGTGATTTCTTCAAGAGGTGCTTGATCGAATCCATGTTCGTTATGAAGCAGAAATGATACAGATTTCATAGTCGTCCAGTTTTCTTCAAGGAATCGTTGAACATCTTCCAATTCCTCAGGCTTGATGTAAACGGTGACGGAAACTGCGTTGTCTGCCCACAATTCTTGAACTTTGCACTGGAGTTCAAGTTGATCAATTGCGCTCATATCAGCAGCGACAGTTGTATCTTTGGGGAATTCGCAAGGAAATTCGACAACTTTGGTTCTGGCGTCGTTATGAACCCATTCGATGTGGTAGCCACGTTCTTGGCAGTAATCCAAGAGGGGGTCGGTGGCTGCCATGCGAACCCGACGAATGTGGTGTGTGCTGTAGCCGGGGTGAATACCGGGGGTGACTCCAGCGAGAAGGCTGAGGGTTCCGCTGGGTTTGATTGTTGTGAGCCGTACCGAGATCGGCCACTCTTTGTAGGTTGACCAGTGGCGGTCAAAGTCGCGAAGTGCTTCATAGGTGGGAGAAAGCCACTCAAGTTTTTCTAAGGATTGAGTTACGCCAGTAACCCCAAGTCCCAGCCTCATATTTTTGCTGGTGATTTCATCCGATTCTCTGTCAAGAGCGGGAAGAGCGGACACTGCTTTTTGAATCTTGTACAACAATTTGGCAATGTCGATCAGTTCTTCTTGACTTTCGATGTTGGGAAGCATGATTTCTGCGAGGTTGCAGGATTCGCGATTCGCGAGGCCAATTTCGGCGCAAGGATTAGTTCCTTCGATTGACTTGTCTTCACGAATTTCATTTCGACGCCCATACTTTCTGGAGGCATCAAGATTGAACAATCCGTAAGGTTCTCCATTGCCGTGGTAACCCTCCCAGAAGACTTCTGGGATACCGGCGATGTTGGAAGTAACGATGCTGTTGTTGGACATGGCCCGGTGGTGTGGGATGTCACCCAAGTCCCATCGCTTGGCGCTGAGGAAGTCAACATCGTATGGGCTACCCAGAGCGATCTCTGCGCTACGACGCACGTTGCCCGCTACAACAACTGATCCGATGATGTTGCAGATGTCTAAAACTTCTACGGAGGTTAGGTTTCGACCAACAGCATCATTCAAAACGCCACAGATTTTTGTGATTCCTTCAACAAGGATTCCCGGTCCGGATGCTGTGCCCCCGAAAGTTCGGATTGGAGCGCCTGCTGGACGAATGAGTTGAGTGGAATAGGAAAATTCTGTTGGATCATCTTTGGAACCGAGATAAGTGTTGATCGCACGCAACAAACATTCCGACCACCCTTCCCGCTTATCGGGAACGATGTAGTCAGCGTCGGATACGTCATGGTTGTCAACACTGCCCTGTCGAACGACTCCTAAACGCTGTGGATGGAGGATGGAAAAGCCCACTCCACCGCCAAGCATGAGTCGTTCAAACATCCAAGCGAAGTCGGATGAATCCTTGATGTCCACGAACCAGCAGTTGCAAAGGCTGTCAAGACCCAAACGGAAATTGTTGAGTGTTCCCAGTTGCCAAAGCATCCTGCCGCCGGGCATTCCCTTAAGGTTGAACATGTAGTCGAACATGCGTTCGGATTCGTCATCAGAAAGTTCGGCACCAATTTCGTTAGCGCCGTCGATAACTCGTTGGCAAGTCTGTACCCAATTTTCGGTGGCACCAGTGTCTTCGTTTATGATGCGAGCATAAGTACGTTTATAAACTATATATCCAAGTCCGCTAAAACCCCATGGAGGTGTTTTTTGAGAGTAGGGGTTAAGGAAGGCTTCTGTAAGCGGCATCTGATCCTCTGGCTTAGTGTGAGGTGTTTAAAGGAGGTGCCATAGTATGTCACAACCTTCAAATACTAAAAGTTAAAGCAGACCTAATTCTTTTGCTTTTTCCCTACTGATTTTGCTTCCAGCGGGAACAATCAGGACTTTGGCAAGATGTTCAGGAGTGATCCAACGTTTTTCAATGATGTCCTCTTCAACAGTGAAAATGTTCTCGTCATCTATGGTTTTCTCAAACACGATAGTGTGATCTTCGGGCGTGCAAGTCATGGAAGAATTTCCACAGATGATGCATGGACCCGGTTCATAGGCGGCGAATTCGACTCCGCTGATATGGGGTTCGTTGGTTCTTCCTACCATGAACAGACCATACACCAAGGAATGGGTTTGTGCCGGGACGCGAAAAAGGAGGGCCGTGAGAACGACCCTCCCTAAACGCTTTGGACTGGTCAGCCCATGATTACAGGGTTAGGCGGACTCGTTGTAACGCTGGTCCGAACCCAGAGCCTGAAAGGCTGCGTCGTAAATCCTTACGAACTCTTCAGGGTAAAGAGCCTCCAAGGTCTTGTGGGCCTTGTACGCGGCGGTCATCTTGCGACGCTGCCGAATCTTACGGGCCACAGCCTTGGCTTCCTTTTCAATTACATCTTCGTTGCGGCTGGCAGTCATGATCCTGTTAAGGACCGTCTGCTCCGCGTCGGTGATGTCGTTCACGGTATTCCTCCTCATATCTTAGGTTATAGGTTATCCGTGTGAACACACAGGATAGCAAGCGTCGCGATAAAGCGCAAGTATTTGAAATTACTTTTCCTTGTTGGCATGTAGGGCCGAGAAGATGAAGTAGATAAGCATCCCGCAGAAGAAAAGTCTAGATGCGTCGAAGTATCCGATTCCGGGGGAGAGTTCATTAAAGTTCGGATAAGCGTTGATGACGATGTGGTTAGCCCACAAAAGTATTAGCCCGCCAAAGCAACTGATCAGTGCGGCGGATCCCACTACGTTGATAAATGTTTTCACGAAGCCACTCTTCTGCTGCGGCGTAACAGCATCTTGTGATGTAAGATTCTTGATGAGCCGATCAAAGTCATTTGTTTCGTCCATGAAGAGATCATACTAGCCCTTGTGGAGCAGCGCAATAGGCTAAACTCATTTTAACTTGTCACAAACGGCTTTAGGAGAAAAGTCCATGCCTATACCAGATACATCTGTAGATGTGGAACCATCCGGTCCTCGTCGTCGGCGTCCGGGTTGGCGTGATCGACTCAATCGCGCTGCGGCGCGTGCCGCCAAGCGTGCCGCTGATGCACTAAGGCGCCGAACTGGCGGCAGGTCTTAACCGGGGGCAATGGAGATAGTAGGCCGGTATGGCTCTTGTAACTACTGCTGACTTAAAAAAGTACATGGACATTACTTTTAGTAATGTTCAAGAAGACGCTGCCCAAATGATAGTTGATGGGTTAGAGGCCGACTTGGAGCATTACATTGGTCGTCCTGTTTCTGCTGCGTCTTTTTCAGAGTCGCATGTAGCGCCTGCCAATTACTCTGGCTCATCTCAATATAGTTTCTTTTATGACTACAATCTTGACAGAACGGGTAGCGCAGTCGCGGATGTGACGAAGCCGCCGTTTGTTCTGTATACGCGTCGGTCGCCAGTGGTATCTGTCACCAGTTTGACCGTACAGGGTCAGAGCGCTTCTTCTGCCACGACACAAACGGTTGGTAGCGATTATGTGGTGCGAAGATATGGCGTTGACATGTTCACAGTTCAAGATAACGATATAATCGTTATTACTTATACGGCTGGTTTAGATGCTGCTTCAGATAATACGGCGGCATTGAAACTTATTATTCTCAGAGCAGCGTCGCGTGAAGTTCAAAATCTTCATGACGATGTGGTTGGTATGAAAGACTTGACAACGCGCAATGTTGCTCCCGTAGAGACTGGTTTCACGGAAAGCGAACTCAACTCAGTTAAACGGTGGCGTCGCGTCAGGGTGGCCTGACATGAGCAAGATAGAAGCGCGTGGAGTTTTAAAAACCAGAGCCTATTTTGCGGGCATGGTTAAGCGAGCGGAAAATTTTCATTCCCAGTTGAAATGGGCACGCGACGAAATCAAAAAAGCAAATCGAATGAACTTTACTACTGGTGGTGTGGCGTCTACTGGGAAAAAGTGGAACGCTTTAGATTTGGAATACCAGTCGTGGAAGATACAACGGTACGGTAATTTGCCTACGATGATCAGGGAAGGCGATTTGTTCCGTCAGTTGACCACCCTGTCCGGTCGGGTTAACCACATCGGATTGAAGAACGCTCAGTTCGGAACCGATTTAGAATATGCAAAGTTCCATCAGACAGGTACAAAATTCATGCCAGCCAGAAAGATTGTGTTCGTCCCCAAAGGATTTGCCCGCGGTCTAGGATTAGAAGTAGCAGACTATTTGGTGTATGGTCAAAAGGGTACGAGAACGTACAAGAAACTAAAAGCATTGGCGTTTGACTAATGGTTGCAACAATGGAAGGCCCAGCAGCGGCCAAAAAATATGTGAACGATTTTCTTGCGGCTGACATGCCGACAAGATTATTGAACTATCGAAACACGTTGGGTTTGTCGGATAGCGAACTTCCAAATCCAGTCAAATATTTGACGTTTGAACCGTTGACTTTAGACAACTGGCCGACGTTGATTACGTTGGTGGAATCGACCAGCCAGATTGTTAGAGACTCCAATGAACCGGGAATGGATGTTCTGTATCAGGTCAAATATTCGATGCGTACCTATTGTTGGGTACGGGCCACGGGGGCCAGCGAGGTGACGGTTGCCCGAGACAATATGACAATGGTGGTAAGGGATGCGTTGCTGGATCGACCGGCACTTCGTACCGCTGCGGTGGCTGGAGCCGCATGTGAGATCAAAGTCGATGAGGGAACAATTACCGAGGACTTTTCTGATCTTACGTTACTAAAAGGTGAACGCTTCCTTGCGGCTTCGTTTCTATCGTATGAATTGAGTCTGTACGAATCTATCGGTCGTGCGAATTTGGGAGTAATGCTAACTGGTGTGATTAATGAATCTCAGGTGGAAAAGGTTCCCAATGCTCCAACGTTGCTTGGAGGAACAGGTGGAAACACTAATGCGACCATGAGTTGGAAAGCGCCGACCTATGACGGTGGCGGGGTTAATTCGATTACTGGTTACACGATTCAAGCCTCCACAGATAAGGGAGTTACTTGGACAACGCTTGTTGCTAATACCGCAAGTTTGACCCCGACCTACGTTGTGCCGTCGTTATCTAATGCAACTTCTTACACGTTTAGAGTGGCTGCTTTAAATGCTGATGGAACTGGTGCATATTCATCTGCTTCAGGAAACATCATACCTTCTGCTTGATAACCATGTATGGGTGCTAATATAAAAAGCGGACACAGATACATGCAATGAAAGACCTTCAGAACCATGTAAGATTTGTCAACAAAGTTCGTTCATCGGCTCATCAACACGGAGGCGCGGGGAATGCCCGGAATCGTAATAAATACCGCAACTAGAAGCGGACCAACAGGAACTGGGGAGACGATCTCAGCGCAGGCGTTCATGGTAGGTACCACTGAACGTGGCAAAGCATCTGAGCCTTCGCTGATTCGTAACCTCACCGAGTACACAAAATATTATGGCAAGTATGTGTCAGGAAACTTGCATACTTACGCTCAGACTTATTTTGAAGAGGGCGGAGTGCGCTTGTATGTTCAGCGCACTGTGGCCGATGATGCTGTAGCGGGTAGCCGTGCTTTTGTTAATTCTGCCGGTTCTACGGTTGCTACATTTTCCGCCGCCGATGTTGGGGCGTGGTCTGCGAACTTGGATGTTCAGATTGTGGCTGGTGATGTTTCCGGTGTTCGTGTCAAGGTGTTTCTTGATGACGTACTCGTATTGCACACTAACGATTTGACTACGCTTGATGCCTTGATCACCGCTGTTAATGCGGAAGAGCCTACTCGTCATTTGGTTACAGTTGCTAAAGAGTCGGGGGCTACAACCATGCCGGTGGCGACTTCTGCGCTGGCTATGTCTGCTGGTGCTGATGGAACGCTGGTTACTGATGCGTCAGCAACTGACAACTATATTGAGGGTTTGGCGAAGTGCGGAAAAGATCTTGGTCCGGGTTCAGTTTCGATTCCCGGCATCGCAACTGCTAACTCTTATTGGCACGCACTGATTGATCACGCAAAATTAAATGATCGGATTGCTATTTGTGCGTTTACTGAGGCTACTAGCCATACGAGTGCCAAGTCTACTTTGAGCGGTGCTTCCCCAACAATTTATGCAGATAATGACGCCCATTATGCGGCTTTCTATTACCCGTGGGTGAAGATCCCCGATCCGGCCAATGCCGGATTGACGGTCACCAATGCACCTGACGCTTACGTTCAGGCTAAACGTTCCAAGGCTGCTAACGATGTTGGAGGCCCGTGGCGTGTTGGCGCTGGCGCTATTTCGGAAGCGAAGTATGTCACTGGTTTGTCTGCGCCGTCAGGAACGACGATGGACAAGGCGACTGGTGACGAGTTGGATAACTCTCGCATCAATGCGTTGCGAATCATTAACGGCGGCGTTCGTGTCTATGGTGCCCGTTCCGTCTCTGTGACTGAAGCCGATTGGCGATTCATTACTTCACGGGACACGATCAACCACATTGTTTATCTGGCTGAACTTGAATTGGAACGTCACACGTTTTCCACTATTGACAGTCGGGGTGGGCTGTTTTCGGCCATCAGGTCTTCGCTGGTTGGTATCTTGGAACCGATTAAAAAGTCTGGTGGCTTGTACCCGGCCCACGATTCGGCGGGCGCACTAGTTGATGATGGTTACAAGATAACTTGCGGTAACGGCAATAACCCTTCTAACCAGTTGGCAATTGGTCAAGTCACTGCCGATGTTGCAGTTAGGGTGTCGGCTGTTGGTGATAAGATTACTGTCAACATCACAAAGTCCAACCTTACGGCTGGCGTACTCTAAACAGGGAGTGAATAAATGAAACTAGCACAGAGGCAGATTGTCGGCAAGATTGCACCGGCTTCGGTTAAAGGTCTACCGACTCCTCCGGACTTCACAGGGTATTTTGCTCAGGTGTCTGGTGGCGAGATTACGGCTTCGGTGGAGAAGGTGTTTGAGGGCAAACAGAAGTTCCCTGAGACGCTGTGCGCTCCTGCTGAGATCGGTGATGTTACTTTGACTCGTCATTATGATCCT